GGGAAAACTTGACCCCCCCTTGGGTGACACCACTAAGTGAAAGCTGGTGTCTGAGCAATCCACGCAACTCTTTAGCACCATGGTGTGCTGCCAAGTAAATGGAATGCTCCTGAACGAGTTGTTCGCGAGAGACGTGGGCCTCGAAAGCCTTACCGTCCACCTCAAAAACAACACAATCCTTAAAGGACTGGAATTTGCGAACAATTAAATTCGCGCGCTGACGAGGGCTTAAGCCCTTGGCCACAACTCTACATGAAGAACCCCCGAAAAGCCTCTTGGCAGTGAGGTAACCCCACAACCAGTGCTCAAGCGGCTTGAGCCAAGAGCCAAGACACAGGTTATACCTAGGAGACCTTGGAAAAATCATCCTAGGCTTGGCAACCTTGTCTATGCCGAACTTCTCAGCCTTGAGGAAAGCTCTCAAGTAGGCGTCCCCGCCGGTCACGGGGCCGTCAACTCTCAAAGAGCGTTCCGCTTCGAGGTATCTACGGCGCAAAGAACCCTCATAAGATAACGCCGTTTGTAGATTGCTCCATCTATCACCCGCGTAGCCATGCATCAGACTTCTCATTTTCTTAAACTCCGAGAGAAATCTGTCGCCTAGCCTGAACTGCCCGGGCGTTGGGCAAGGAGCAAGAGATCGTAGCTTTAAGGCTGCAATCTCGTTGTGGTTGCAGTTGGAGTGAACACCTGGCACCCATGTAGCGGGTGCGCCAGTGTTCACAGCCAAGCGCATTCGTCTCTTCTCCTTGTGATCACAGATCACCTCGTCCTTAACCATCAGGGTGGAGCCCTCAAGCAGAGGACCAGGACATTCGCCGTAGCAAAGTCCCTTAAGGTCAAAGGATCTGGCCTAAGCCAGACCAGGAAAAGAAGTGGTCGACATCCCGACCCCTACGACGTTGGAGACCGAGGTCTCCAACTCCGATACAGGCCACGCCATCTTGATAGCTGAACAAACAGCCCACCAAGAAACTGTGCTAGACAGCCCAGCATTCTTGCACCACTCTTGTGCCCGAAGGCGAAGAGCAGATACAAGATCGGCGTTTCTCTCTCTGAGAAGAGAATAAGATGCCAAGCGGCCCAGCAGTTCAGGGAAGACAGTCTCCCTGGAGCCATCAGATAGCTCCACAACAATGTAGGTTTCCCTACGCGGTTGTCCTGCAGTGCCGCCACGGACAGATCCCCCACCAAGGATCTTTGCACCACCTGTTGGATGGCTGAGGGCAAGGTTAGCACCGACAGAGCGATCGCTAGAGGGGAGGTCTGGTGTCCACCGCCCTTTAACGAAAGCCCCGACAATGCCAGGGGCCGAGCCCAAAACAGCCTCCAACTGACGAACCCAAACAGTTCGTCGGCGGAGCCTGGCGCATTCCAAATGCGCCGAGACGGGAAGTCGTCGACCTCCCACCTCATATTTGGGGTTGACCTCGAAGAGTCCACCTTCGAGAGTCTCACCTGTGAATTCAGAACTAACAGGTGGTAAAGCAAAAGCATCCCCCCACAGATGCCTGGGCAAAAACGCGCCAAAAGCCAACCACAAGGGTTGTGACGCTACGATGAACATGAGCCCAATCATGTCCAAAGCTGCAGACAAGAACAAACAGAGGATTCGATAGGCGACGCGAACGGACTGGTATGCAAAAACCATCGCAAGAGCGAGGAACAGCAAAAACCCAGTCAGGCCCACGCCTAGAACGGCATCCGATCTGTAGTCCCGAAAAGCCATGTCTTCAGGTTGCCAAAGCGCGATTTGATTGTCCATTTCGTTGTGTCCACTTTGGTAAATACCCGCTCGGGCCACGAGCTAGCAAGACTTTGATTTAATTGGGGTATCAACTAGCATCTCCCAATTCCTAGCTGCCTAGGAAGCCACCTTGACCCGGGCACACGAGCACGTACCCAACAAAGCCATTGACAGCTGATACCCAGATCCACCGGGGTCTTACACAGCTCACCTGTCGCCAAGCCAGGATACGAAATCCTGCCCGCCGACTTTGCAGTCGCAGTCGAGAAACAAGTGCAACCTTAGGGGCGCTCATCCCCT